CAGCCGGACCCTAAAGCACAGGCTTGGAGAGAAGAGAATACGTGGTTTGGAGGCAGTGACCCTACAGAACAAGAGATGACTGATTTTGCTCTTTCTGTAGACAGAACGTTAAAGGCCGAGGGTGTTGATCCTCGCTCTGACGAATACTACGAGAGAATAAATTCTCGTATGCGAAAAGTGTACTCCGAGTACTTTGAATCCGGAGACTTAGAAACCTCTGAAGCTAGAAAGGGGTCGAGTAATGTGGTGGCACCCGCTACGCGGAGCACAGCACCAAAAAAGGTGCGATTAACGCCTTCACAAACTCAGATCGCTAAGAGGCTTGGGTTATCTAATGAGCAATACGCCCGAGAGGCTGCAAAATTGATGAGGAAACAGTAATGGCTAATAACAGATTAGACCGAGAGTTGGATACCCGCGAGCGAACCGTAAGGAAGCCCGCGTGGAAACGCCCTGAAGTACTGCCTAATCCGACCCCGGAAGAGGGGTATACGTACCATTGGGTGCGTGTTAGTACTAGGGGTGAACCCGATCCGACTAATGTTTCCGCTAAGTTAAGAGAAGGCTGGGAACCCGTACTGGCTACGGCCCACCCGGAGATTGTTATGACTGGCGTCGAAAACGAACGCTTTAAAGATAACATCGTGATGGGTGGTCTTTTGCTATGTAAGGCCCCGATTGAACTGGTCGAAGAGCGTAATGCTTATTATAGGGAGCAAGCTAAAGGCCAGATGACCTCGGTGGATAACAGCCTTATGAGAGAAAATGATCCTAGAATGCCTCTGTTTAACGACAGAAAATCTACGGTCACTTTTGGTAAAGGTTAACTTTTAAGGAGTCTAAAATGGCAACTACTGCTGCCCCTTACGGGTTAAAACCCGTAAAACGTGCTGACGGGATGCCGTATGCTGGCGCTACCTCTCAGTATTTGATTGACCCTGCCGGTGAAGCAACTAACCTGTTTTATGGTCAAGTTGTAACTATCGGTTCTGATGGGTACATTGCTCTGGCTACCGGTTCAGGCGCTGACCTCACCACTAATAACCTTGGCGCTGCCAATGTAGGTGGTATCGGCGTTTTTGTCGGCTGTGAGTACACCAACTCTTCAGGTCAGGTTGTACAAGCCCAGTATTACCCTAGTGGTACTGCTAACGGCGGTACGATCAAAGCCTATGTGGTTGATGATCCTAACGTTCTGTTCCAAGCTCAACTTGATGGTGCTGGTGCCCAAACTGTTATTGGCACTAATACTTTCTTTGCTTCTGTTCAGAGCACTTCAACTGGCGATACTGCTACTGGTAACTCTACCAGTGCTTTGGATGCAACCGTACAAGCTGCGGCTGCTGCGTTCCGTATCGTCGCTCATGTGTCCCCGGCGAGTGATGCTTACCCAGATGTATTGGTTAAGTTCAATCCCGGCGCTCACCAAATGACCAACAACGTCGGACTGTAAGGAGAAGTTGAGATATGGCTATTTCACGCGCTCAATTACTCAAGGAACTCCTGCCGGGCCTTAACGCCCTGTTCGGCCTTGAGTATGCTAAATATGGTGAAGAACACGCTGAGATTTTCGAGACCGAGAGCTCAGATCGTTCTTTTGAGGAAGAAACCAAGTTGTCTGGTTTTGGTGCTGCCCCCGTCAAGAACGAGGGTTCCGCCATTGCGTATGACAACGCTCAAGAAACGTGGTCCGCTCGGTATAACCACGAGACTATTTCTATGGGCTTCTCGCTTACTGAAGAAGCGATTGAAGATAACCTGTACGATAGCCTCTCGTCCCGTTATACCAAGGCTTTGGCCCGAGCCATGGCTTATACCAAGCAGGTAAAAGCCGCTAACATCCTGAACAATGCGTTTACTGGTTCTGGTGTTACTTATGGTGACGGTAAAGTCCTTTGTGCGACTGACCACCCGCTGGTATCTGGTGGTACCAACAGCAACACTCCGTCTACTGGTTCTGACCTGAACGAGACTTCTTTGGAAGCCGCCGTTATTCAGATCGCTGGTTGGACTGATGAGCGTGGCCTGCTGATTGCAGCTAAGCCGCGTAAGCTGGTTGTTCCGCCTGCATTGATGTTTATCGCTACTCGACTGCTCGACACTGAACTTCGTGTTGGCACTGCCGATAACGACATTAATGCCATTAAGACCAACGGTACGATTCCGGAAGGTTACACTGTTAACCATTACCTGACCGATACCAATGCTTGGTTCTTGATGACCGACGTACCAAACGGCCTGAAGCACTTTGTCCGTACTCCGATGCAGACCTCTATGGATGCTGACTTCGATACTGGCAACAGTCGCTACAAGGCTCGTGAGCGATACAGCTTTGGTGTGTCTGACCCGCTGGGCATTTTCGGCTCTCCGGGCGCTAGCTAAAGCGAATAAAAAGCACTCGTTGTTTTTATGGGGGTCGTTAAGACCCCCTTTTTTGTTATGGGGGCAGTATGAGTAGTAAACCCAAGTCAAAAATTTGTTTTATATGTAAGCAAAATTTACCCATAGAAAGGTTTGAAGAGTTTAGAGGCGGCAGTACCCGACGAATGTGTCGAAGCTGCAGGTTAGATGAAATAGCTAAAAAAACGTCAGATACGCCATATAATTACCTAGATTTGTTGTATAAACAGATAAAAAGCTCCAGAGTTAAACAAAAAATTAGTTTTGATATAGAGGCAGAAGACGTTAAAGCCCTTTGGGACGCTCAAAATGGACGTTGTGCGCTTTCCGGGGTGGTTATGACTTATCAAAGAGGTAGGTATTCTAATGCTAAAATACGTGATTTAAACGCCTCTTTAGACAGGATTAACTCTGAATTAGGGTATACAAAAACTAACATTCAACTTGTAGCTGCTAGAATAAACCTAATGAAAAGTAACTTACCTGAAGATATGTTTTTATGGTGGGTAAGGACTATATACGGACATAAATCCTGATTTAGTAACAAGTTTTTTATTTGATGTAGCTCCTACCTTAGTATAGACTAGCTTTACTTCCGGGGTTATCCGGTGTATCTGACAGTCCCGGCTGACGACATGCAGACAGATACACCCCAACTCGCATGTGAGGTCTATAATGGCTACTACTACTTTTTCCGGTCCCATTCGATCTGGCACAGTCCGTGAAGGCGCTAGTGCAAATACAGGGTCGCCAATCCTTGCCCAATCCGTTACTTGGGAACAGTCTACTACTGCGGCGAACACTGGAATTATTATCCCAGCTAACTCGCAAATCATTGATATTGCTGTGTATATTACTACAGCATGTGATGGTGGTTCTCAAAACCTTAGTGTTGGTACCACCAGTGCGGCCAATGAAATTTTTACTGCGTTGGCCTTGGGTACTGCTGCTAACACTATTTTCTTTGGTTCTGCCGGTACTATTACCGACGCCGATACTTGGGAAACAGTAGGCACTTCTGACGTGTCCATCTGGATAGATTTTAGCGCTGGCACCGCCGGTCGTGGAACTATTACCGTCCAATACGTACAGAACTAAAGAGGTGATTTATGGCCGATTCCAAACCCGGTACAAGGGGGCATAGTCACACTCTAGAAAGTGCTGCCCCTAAGAAAGCCGCTAAGAAAACTGCGCCCAAGAAAGCGGCTGCAGTTAAAGAGTAGGGGGTTAACATGACTTATCCATTACCGACTAGTATAAAGTTGCTAGATGGTGCTACAGCTACAGGCGCGGGGGAGTGGTTCAGGCTCCCCCTTAACAAAGTGTTTGAAGTTGCGGGCATAACTACGGCAACTGTAGTTATAGAATACAGAACCCATGAAGGCGGTGTAGTTCGTACCTTGCAGTCTTTCACTGCGGACGACGTTAAAGAGAACAACCAAGCTCTCTTTGAGTGCCGCGCCAACGTTACTGCGTACACTTCCGGTACTATTAGTGCATATGTATCAGTAATTTCAGCGTCTTAACATAGGCGGGCTGCATAATGGCTTTTATTACCTCCCAAGCAGTTCTTGCTAAGGCGATTCAGGCTACCAGCGTTTCGGCGTCTGCTATTGGTGACCCCTACGCAGTAGATGGCTTTGAGCCAGAACTCGCATTCGATTTTACTGGAGAGACTTACAGGACAGACGGATCAGCTACCACGTTCAGTGGGGCTATGACGCACGCTGCTACCAGCCTTGGCACTATGGTGGACGGGTATGGGCCAGAGCTTGTGGTAAATGGCGATTTCGATACGAATGTAAATGGATGGGATTATGCCTCATTTGATACCGCAACATGGGAGAGCGGTACGGCAAGAATTGATCGAGGGGCCTCTGGAAATGGTTCTGCTATTTATCAAGATGGTGCAACTTCTGGTGTAATTTATGAAGTGACAGCAACCTACACCAACCTTACTGGAACTATTCTTGTTAATGAAGTTGAGAATATAACAACCGCTGGAACACATTCATTTTTGTATACAGCATCTAGCAGTCGTTTGTTTTCTGCGCGGTGTTATGCAAGCAGCGGTGTGAACATAGACAACATCTCCGTCCGCGAAGTACCCGCGATCAAGTGGCGTCCGCATAATCTGTTGACGTACAGTGAGGACTTTACTAATGCTGCTTGGGTACCGACTTATGCGACTGTAACGGCTAATACTGTTGCGGCTCCTGATGGTACAACTACTGCGGGTAAAATTGTAGGAAATGACGCAGTTAATAACACGCATATTGTAACCCATGCTGCCTCTGTTACTTCAGGTCAGACTTATAGCATGTCTTTCTTTGCAAAAGCAGCGGAAAAAGCATGGGCTAGGTTTGGCGCTGGTAATAGTCCTTTTGGGGCCGGTACATATACAACAGACAGAAGTGTATATTTTGATCTTGAGAATGGTGTTGTAGGTACTGTTGGCTCTACGTTTGACAGTGCAAGTATATCTCCCGCAGGTAATGGTTGGTATTTGTGTTCATGTGTTGGGACAGCCACAGCCACAACCACATTAAACTATGACTTATCCCCAGCTCAGGACGATTTAGATGCTGATTATGCTGGCCTCAATGAGGGCATTTACATCTACGGCGCACACCTCTACCGATCCGACCTCGGTGGCATGGTGGACAATCCTGATCGTGGCGACAGCTACGTTCCTACTGCTGCACGAGTGCTTCCAAGTGCGCCAGAGCTGGTGACGAATGGGCACTTTAATTCTGGTATAGATGGGTGGACTGATGGTAACGCCGAAGGAACTATTACTTGGAACTCAAGCGGATACATGGACCTTGCTAGAAATGGCGGTACTGGTAGTGGCATTGCAACTCAATCAATAACGACAACGAGCGGCAAATACTATTTAGTGACCTTTGATATTATTTCTCTTAGTAACGGCCTTAAGGTTTATTTCGGTACGCCGAGTTCTGACACTTTTACTACAACAGGAACTAAAACCTTTGTAGCCGCTGCTGATGCTTCTTCAGAGACATTGCGTTTTGATTTATTAAACTCTGCAACCGCGACTGCTACGATAGATAACATCTCCGTCAAGGAGTCTTACATAGAC